CCCATTCGGCGATGGGGACGCGAATCATAACAACTCGCACCGTCTCGCCTGCGCTAAACAGTTCTGTTCCGAGTCGTGTATCGCTAGGAAAATAGCTGCTACTATCTCCGACAAAACTCATCCCAATGTTGGTTGTACCGGAAGTGGAGAAGGACATATCTCGGGCACCGGCACTAGCAATGCGTGCGCCTAGACCAACTACGCGGTCGGCAGAGTTAATTTTTGATGTGTCCAATGATAGGCCTGGAGGTAAAGAAAACGTGGCAGTAACGCCGGAAGGGGTGCCAACTGTAAACCCGCCGCGCAGCAACAAGTCAGAGCCTACTCTACTCCAAAACATTGAGACGCTAGTTGGTGTACCTAAGCCACCAAATGTCGGCGTGTAGCTTTGCCACTCACCAACCGCCGGTCCTTGCGCGTTGATGCCTGGGCCGACGATGACCTGCGTGATGACGCAGGCACCCGTGCTGCCAGACGTTCTGGTCACGTTCAGCGAGTACGCCGTAGCCGTGGTACTGTCGAANNGTTACGTTAGCCGGAAGTGTCGTAGCTCCTGCGCTATCGCTACTGAGCGCCAATCTGGTGGTACCCGCGTAGACAGATACTCGGTACACGTCAGTAGCTGGAGTCGAGAAGTAAAAGCTTACCTTTAACTTCCGAGACCTTAGGCCCGAAGGAAGGCTAGCGATGTTAAATCTACCGCCCGAAGTCGACGACTCTGCGCCCGCGGCATTCGCAATGCTAAGCGCCGTAGAGACGACTGGGTCTAGTGGTGAGCCCGAAGTTACCCGGCTAGCATTTGTCCAGCCCGTAGTGTCAGAGGCAGCCGATGGGTTAGAGATTGCATTAATCTCGCCCGAGCCCGAGCCGCTAGTGCCAGTCGTAGAGGCGAGGGACATGAGGGCCCAGCCGCCATACGTACTGTTAAACGAGAGCTCAACCCAGCCACCTTTGACATCGCAGACGAGCGTCTCGTTAGTAGCCAAGTTATTGATGCGTTGTCCCGTAGCCGGTGCGATGGTGAGTGGATATACGTTCCAGACTTCACCTGCATCCGAAAAGCGGATGACGGCTCCATCTGTACCAGACGGAAGGGTGATGGTCTGACCAGAGGCCGAAAGATTCGTCAGGTAGTGGGTATTATTGACCGCCGTGATGCCGCCAGCTGTGACGTAGGTAGTAGCTAGGCCGCCAGCGCCACCGCCGCCGCCTCCAAGTACCCAGCGACTGAGAGTAGAGTTATAGACTACCGAGACTGAGGAGTTGGCCTTAAAGGTAAAGTCTGCTCCCGTTCCGGTAAAAATACGGTTAGCCGCAGTTCCACCTGCATTGTTTGCTATGGTGAAGTCTGAACCGGAGGCGTTGATTAGGATGAATTCCTGTCCGTCCGCTGGATTGGCTATCATTTGAAGGGTAGCGCCAGTTCCAACGACCTGGATAGACCTGTCAGCCGTAGGGGTTAGGGTATTGGCTGTGACCGTTAGGCTGCCAGATACACCGTACCTATGGCCATTCAGCGTAGGGGTAGCCAAGGTTGGGTTAGTGCCAAAGACAAGCGAGCCTGAGCCAGTCTCATCCGAGATGACGCCAGCTAGTTCGGAGGAGCTAGTAGCGGCGAAGGCGGACAGCTTGTTAGAGGTGGTGGCCAGCGTACCGGAGGTTGGCAGCGTAAGGCTAGTATTATTCGTAGCCGTAAGAGTAGTAGTAAAGTTACCGGAGGTTGTCAACGGGCCTGCCAGCGTAAGGGTATTACTGCCGTTATTTACGCCAGTACCGCCTTGGCTCGGGGCCAGCATCGTGGTGAGACCGGTGAGCGAGGTAATGTCGCTATTAGCACCGCTGCTAGCTTTGCCGTTGATTTGTGTTTGGATATCGCTAGTTACGTTAGACAGATAACCCAGTTCCGTGGCGGATACGCCAGTGACGCTGACCAGTTGGCCGTTGGCGTCCGTGGCAACAGCCTCATTAGCTGTTAGCGCTGCATTTTCCGACATTACGCCCGAGGCATTATTGGCAAGGATGCGGTAATTTGTACCAGACGACAGCTTGCTGCGGTCAATATTACCGGCCAGCATGCTGTTAAGAACCTTGCTTGCGCCAATGGTAGTAGCACCGAGGTCATCAATAGTTACGTCGCCTGTAACGGCGCGGGAGGTTGGCACGCCAGTGCTGGAGCCTACGAGGATGTTACCTGATGCAAGGGTAGCCAGCTTACTGAAGGCGATGGCGGCAGCTGCGTCTACGTCTGCGTTGACGATGAGACTGGAGCTAACCGCACCTGAGCTATTATTGTGGAGGATACCAGCTGTCGAAAAGCTAGGAATGGTAAGGGTTTGGAGCTCGGCGCTGGTGTTAATGTCGAGCGTAGAGCCGACGATGTCAGTGAAGGTACCAGCAGCGGGGGTCGAGCCACCGATAACGGAATTGTTGATGGTACCACCGCTAACGGTTGGGCTAGACAGTGTCTTATTTGAGAGGGTCTGGGTGGCGGCGTTGAGGACCATGCTTTGCGTGTCGCCGGTTGCGGCCACGTCTGGTACGTTAACGGTTACGAGGTTGCCGCTAGTAGTCTGGGTAGCTGCACGAAGCTTGACTTGCTTTCCGCCAGCAAGCCGGAACGCTAAGTCGACCAATTCACTGATACTTCCGAAAATCTTCATCTGTCTAGTTCTCCTTACTGGCGGGGTGCTGCCCCGCGGTTATACTCGCTTTGCCTACTGCTATTCGGCAGCGCGTTAGGAAACTTTAGCTCTTCTTCCCTGAAAAGTAAAGTCCTAAGAGGGGGGGCTGGCCCTTCCGTGGTCCAGGCTGAGGGGCCCATCCATCTGGGCCTCTTTAATTTATACTTTACTTTAAAGTTTCGTTACCTCAAAGAGGTAACCTAAACTCGTCTCTAACTTGTTAAGATTAGAGTTTTTGCACAAGTACGCGCCAGCCTGATGCCGAGGGGGCTTCGGAAGCGCTAAGTGTAACAGTGTTAGCGTCAGTGATGACGATACTGTCTACGCCAATGACTTGGTTGTCGGCGAGGTCAACGAGGCTAACCACTACGTCAGTCGAGTTGAGGTTATGGGTAACAACCTTGCTCGTGCCGCTAGCAGCTGCCCAAGTAGACTTATGGACTGGCAGTACGTAACCTACGTCCCAGTAGGTAGAACCATCGCCGTTGGAGCGGAGGTACTTGTCTGCGCCGTCACCTGAGACTGGCTTATTGAGCTTCAGGTTAATGTTGTTTTGCAGTGTGGTGTCAGCAGCGGCGCGGGCAGTGGCTTCAGCTGTGATATTAGACTGCAGCGTAGTGTCAGCGGCTTCAAGAGCTGTCTCAAGGGCGTTGATGTTATTCTGAAGAGTAGTATCGGCGTTAGCGCGAGCAGTAGCTTCATTTGAGATGCTGGTTGTGATGGTGGTGACGAAGTTTTCGTCATCGCCAATTGCAGCAGCCAGCTCATTCAGTGTGTCAAGGAGGGCTGGAGCGCCATCGACCAAAGCAGCAATCTTTTGGTCAGCATAGGCTTTAGCATCTTTTAGCGCCTTAGCTACCGAGCCGGACACATTGTCTGCGCCTTCGAGGACATCCAATCGGCCATCAAGCAACACGTCGGCAGCTTCGAGAGCGTCAAGGCGGCTGTCATGGGCAGTCTCAAGAGCAGACACTTCAGAGTCGGTGTAAGCTTTGGCGTCTTTGAGGGCTTTTGCAACGGAACCAGCTACAGTGTCGGCACCTTCCAGTACGTCCAAGCGAGCGTCAAGAGCACTGTCAGCGTTGGCGCGTGCCAATTCCTCTGCATCAATCTCGTTTTGCAGACTGGTGATAGCAGCGGCGCGTGTGCTAGCTTCCGAAGAGATAGCAGATTGGCGGGCCGATACTTCATTATTGATAGCTGTTTGGAGGGCGCTATCGGCGGCAATGCGAGCTGATTCTTCTGCAGCAATGTCAGCAGCCAATGCATCGTCAGCGTCTTCCAGCGTTGACTGAAGGCTGTCGATAGCGTCAGTTACGTCCTGGATAGCTGCCACAACTGCACGGACGGAAGGAGCCTTGTTGGTCTCGGTTCCAGCGTAGCCAGTGTCAACGACGGCTGCTGCTTGAGCGCGAGCATCGGTGAAGTATTTATTGGATGGGTCTTCAGCGATATCGGCAGTTGTGAGGTCGGCAATTTGCTGCTCAAGGTCAGCTACTGCATCGGCGAGGGCGCTAGAGCTAGCGGAGGACAGGTTGGTCAACTGAGTTTGGATGCTGCTGGTTACGCCAGCGAGGTAGCCGAGCTCAGTAGTGGTTACGCTAGAAGCACTGATGACGCCAGAGCTATCCGATACAAGTACCTTGCTAGCTGTGAGGGAAGCAAGTTTGCTCAGGGCGATGGCGGCATTGGAAGCTACGTGCTTGTCTTCGAGTTTGGCGCTAACTACTGCACCCGACACGTCGCGGAGGATTAGTTTATCTGCATCCGAGAGGGCGGTCTTAAGGGAGCTAATGCCAATGTTCGAAAAGGTGTTGTCGTCACCAGACATTGACTTGTTGGTCAGAGTCTGGGAAGCGGCCTTGCCTACCAACTCATGGTCGGCGTCGCCAGCTGGGAGTTGGATGTCACGGGCTTGGGTGTAAGTGGTTGACTGATTTGGGCGTAAGGTAATATCCTGGCTATCCTTACGGAAGAGGATACTGACCAAACGACTAATACTACCAAAAATTTTCATCTAGCTACTCCTTGAATAATTATTTGCCAAGCATTGGCAGGTGGTTCAGATGATACCAGAGTTAGGGTACTGTTGTCAACGAAATTAATATCCGGAATGTAAATAAGTTCATTATCAGTAGTATCTCTAATGGTAATGTCCAAAGATTGTGAGTTAAACTGATGGGTAATAGTCTTCTCTACGCCATCTGTGTCATACCAGAAGAATACTTGCTCTATAATGGCTGCGCCAGCTGCGTTCTGCCAGCTAAGGTTTCCGTTGCCATCGGTTGCAAGTACCTGCCCGACTGACCCATATGAGCTAGGTAGTCGGAAAGTTAGAGGTTGTACCTGCAAGGCAGCGGAGGGTAGGAGGGTTGTAGATTGACTGGCGCCGTCAAGCCTCAGTCCGCCAGAAGTGCGTATCTCTTGGTTACCAAATAAGGGACGAATTTTAGAGCCATGGATAGCTGCATTGTCAGCTATGGCACTGTCGCGTAGATTCGTCACTTGGTTAGAGTCGCCAGAGATGGACTTATTGATGAGCGTCTGAGCGTCAGTCGTACCAACTACTTGACCTATGAGTCCGTGTACTCCGCTTGATGCATTTGTGTGCGCTTCAAGCGTTGTAAGGTTAGCCTTAAGAGCCAAAAGTGTGTTAGTTTGACCTATGCTGTAAGCTCCGACTTGAGCAGCCGTTGTACCGTGCGGATTGTCGGTTCGGTCCGGGTGCGTCAAATTGGCCGAGACCTCTGGTAGGGCTAAGACAGCTGAACGAAAGTCAGGAAAGGTTCCTACAGTTCCCCCGGTAGCGTCGATGCGCGCCCAAGGAATGGTGTAGTTACCTTCTAGCCTAGCCGACCCGAGGTTTACAGTTTCACTATTAAACTTTACGACCTTTGAGTATACGTCTACGAGGTCTGCGTATTGAGAGTTGGAGCCAATACGCACGAGGCCCCCTATGCCAGTGCCACCGGCAGAGGGGTTATTTGGTTGGATGATTACATCTTCGGCTGAAGAGAGTTCGACCGTGGAGCTGGTCGATAGTTTGAAGACGGCGCCGAGTTCGTCTAGCCTTTGCAGGTTATAGATGGCGTCGGCGGTGAGGTCCTCCTCAATCCGAAGGCGTAGGTTAGGGGTAAATCTAGTTGCCATTTTCCCTCCCGCAAGGCCCGGCAATTATTACGCTTGAGCCCTAAAGACTGCGTAGCTAATGACGTGAGTGGTGCTTGGGTCGCCACTCATGACAACCGTGATGGTGTCTGCCGTAGTAGCTGCGGTGAGGATGGTGCGTGGGGTTCCGCCCTGCGCTGCTAGGCTCGCGACTACAATGTCGCTAGCCAATACGCCTGGCACGGTGATGGTTTGGGTAGCAGAGCCACCGACAGTCGTAAATTCAGCTGCGGCTACGCAACCGAATGGGTAAGCCTCTTGGACAGTCTCGAGCAGCTTTCGCTCGCGCTGGCCAAAGCGGCGGGATGGATAGGCACCTGCATTGTCGGCTTCATTCTTGAACGTAGGCATGGGTCAATTCCTTTCACCATTTCTGGCTGTTACAAAGGATGGAGGTTAGAGAAAGGTGAGGGTTATACGGTACCCACAAACGATTCGGCCTGGTCATTAGACCTGCGGGGTTGGCCGACATCTCCCTTTTGTTTGAGTACTGGTGAAGTTCTGGATGGTTGTCCCTCCAAGAGGAGGGGTCAACTGAATCCGCAATCTAACTGATTAGACCGTAAAATTGCGGATTTGCAGGATTGCTGCAGGACGGTGGCAAACCATCGTACCGCGAGACTGCATGTAGCTGACGATATTCTTTTCGAATCCGCCGCTAGAGGAAGGCTTCAGCATCATGCTGTTTCCGCCGCTGACCGATACAGCTTCGAAGTCCGTACCGAAGTAGCTGATGACCTTATTGCCATCTTGCTTACCTTCTGGCAGAACGTAGATGCGCTGCTTTGGGCAGAACTCGGAAGGCGTGAAGAGGATGGTGTCTTCGTCATGCATGTAGCCAAAGCCCTTGCCACCGCGCATTGTGTCGTCAACGCTGTTGAAACGACGGTCAGTTTCGCGGGATTCGATGAGGGCTGCGCGGGTTTCAGGTGCCATGACGGCGAGCTTATAGCTGAACTCGCCTTTGCCAGTGCGCATGTCGACTTCGTCAAGTCCTTCTTGAAGAGCCGATACGTCAATCTGTGCGCCGCTCCAGTCAAGGACCGTACCAGCTGCTGCGCCGCTCATGGTGATGCCGTGAACAAGACGACCGTCGTTAGCGACGAGCGACTCGAGGCCTGGCATTACGTCAGTGAGTGAACCGTAGTCACCAACAGCGCCGCTAAGGTCTGGAATTTCTTGCTGTCCTACGCGGTAGAAGAGGTCAGAAGCGTCGATGCTAGAGGCGCTCAAGCTCAATACTGAACCCGCGCTGTTGATAGCTTCGAGGACTACTTGGTTTTGCTTAGGAAGAACATTTTTAACGCGCCATGCGTAGAAGGTACCGCCAGAGACAGTTGGGTTGTCAGCTGTTCCGTCTGGGTTTTTGCAGAGGAAGAGGTCACCAAATTGGAACCAGCGGATGTGGCCGCGAGCTGAAGCAGAGCTGGAGAGGGTTACCAATACCGAGCCGCCTGCGCCAGTCGTGTCAGCTGCAGAAGCAGCCGTACCGAATACGCCAGTGCCGTCGCCGTAGAGGTAGGTGCCCATCATGCGGCGAGCTACGATAGCCTTGAGCTCAATCTCTTTGGCCAGTGGCTCGGCGTACTTTTCTGGGGTCAGCTGTGCAGATTTCCAGAGGTTATACTCGAGCTCTACAGTTACATCCATTTGCTTGTAAAAGGCGGTGTACTCTGCGATGCTAGCCTTCTGAGCAGCCGGGAAAGCGCCGGTAAAAGCTGGGTTAGAAGTCTGGGCTGCTGCGTAGCCGAGGCTGTTGATGAAGAGGAAGCGACGCTCACGTCCGTTCGGGTTGCCATCGCGCATGCGGGAAATCATTTCCCACTCACGCTGAGACTTGCTTACCTGAACCATTGCACCGCGAGTGAAAATTATGTTCAGGTACCTACCGAGGTCCAAACTTCCAATTGGTTGAAAAGCCATGATATTATTCCTTGTTTGATTTTTTTCTGTTTTCTGCAGCCCACAATGGCTGCAAATTTGTGTAATGAACCAGTGCTTTTAGTATCTCAGGGTTTGATAGGTCATAATTTGCTAGTGGCTTAATGTGGTCCACTTGCCATTCCGACCCATAGTTATCCCACGTCATTCCAGGTTTAAACATCGATTCTAGGTACGTTTTAAGTTCTTGAATCGAACAACCTAAATCTTTAACTGCTGAACCTTTTCTGCTTCCTCGTTTAAGAGCCATGACAAGTCTAACTCGGAGGTTCTGAGAGAGTCTGCGTTTAGGAAATTTTTTGTGGGCTTCGCGCTTCTTCTTGTTTAAAGCATCCCGATTTTGTTCTCTATAGTCTTTCATCTGTTTAGCACGAAGCTCTTTATTAGCATGATAATAATTCCTGGCGTTCTGTCTGTGCCTTTCGGCATTTTCTTTACGCCATTTACAATTATTTTCTTTGTGCCTTTCCTTATTCTCTTCTCGCCACTTTTTGGCGTAAGCTAAAATTTCATCCCGTTTTTCTATACGCCGTTGTTTGTCTTTGGCTGCTATAGCTAACTTACAACGAGGACTGCCTTCTAGCCTATACCAATGCTCAGCAGTTAAAGGATGTTCTACTTGGCAGAATTTACAGAACCGCTTATCCATCATTTCTTACCGGATAGCAAGTCCTTCAGAACCCCTACGCTATCGCCCGACCACAGGCGCTTCGTTAGGTCTTTCTCCTTACTGCCTGTATTATTCATACCCTTGATGGCCGATACTGCAGCTTGCGTCTTTGCCTCGCGCTTTTTTTCGTCTACCGCCGCCTTGGTTGCCTTGGACGCTTGCGTCTTTGCAGCCCTCGCAAAGGCTTGAGACACCTTAGCAAATTCACGGTCGATGATTTCGGGTGACAGTTGGTCGTCTTCCAGCTGTTCGAGGTTACTCAGCGCCTGCATCCAGACCGCTTGGTCGAAGTGATGCTCAGCTACTGGGTCTCCTAGCTTACCCTTGAAGCGATACTTTTCGAAGGATGGGGTAATGAGTGCCCGCGTTTCCTTCTCGTCGGCTTCGGCGAGTCGTGCTTGCATCTTTTCGAGTTCCATCTTTTGGATGCGTTCTGCCTGCTCACGCTGGCGACGGTCCATTTCGAGGCGCTCTTGGAGGTCAAGCTGTGCTCGCTCGGCAGGTGACATTGCCTCTCTTAGGCGTTCCTGCTCTAGACGTTTTGCGATGTAGTCCTTGCTAGCCCCTGGACGGCCTTCTAGTAAGTCGATGAGGCCCTCGATGCCGCCAGATTGGTAGGCTGTCTCGAGCTTTTCCCACGTTCCCTTCAGGTCGTTCAGCTTGCTATCAAGCTCCTTTATGCGACTGCGCTCCTGGTCCCTTTCGACCTGGAACTTACGCATGCCGGCAGCCATCTCATATGCCTTCCGAATCTTGGTGCGGTCAGAGTAGTCGGCTGTAATCTTAGCCCTACGTCCATTCTCCAGGGTTACGTACAGGTCCTCCTTGGCCGGGAGGTCTTGCGACTCGCTGGCCGGCGAGTCACTGGCCTGTGCTTCCTCTGGGGTGGATGGTTGAGCCTCTGATTCTGCCTCGCCCTCTGGCTTTTCCAAAGATTGGAGGTAGGATTCGTATGTGTCTACTGGGGAGTCTGGGCCTCCGCCTTCACCTAGTGCTGCTCCTGGGGTACTTCCGGTTGACCAGTCGGTCAGTTGGTCTGCGGTTCCGTTGGAAAGGGCGGTCATTACATCTTTTGCGGATGACATTGGGGGACTCCTGGCAGGCCCTCGAAATGGGAATCAGCCCCGCGCTGACCCGTAAGGAGGGATATGCAATCCTTACCGTAGCA